GGCCTATTGAACCTGTTGGACCCATGTCACCCTGTGGACCTAAATATCCTTGTGGACCCAATTCACCTTGCGGGCCTATTGAACCTGTTGGACCCATGTCACCTTGTGGACCTAGATAACCTTGTGGACCTTGCTGGCCATCCGCTCCTGTATATCCTGTTGGACCCATGTCACCCTGTGGACCTAAATATCCTTGTGGGCCCAATTCACCTTGGGGGCCTATTGAACCTGTTGGACCCATGTCACCTTGTGGACCCAAGTAACCTTGAGGACCCATGTAACCTGTTGGACCCACTTGCCCAGTTGGACCCATATCGCCTTGTGGACCTAGATAACCTTGTGGACCTATTTGGCCATCCGCTCCTGTATATCCTGTTGGACCCATGTCACCTTGTGGACCCAAATAACCTTGAGGGCCCATTCGGCCATCTGCTCCTGTATATCCTGTTGGACCCATGTCACCCAGCATGCCTTCAGGTCCCTGCGGTCCTTGTGGTCCATATGGACCCATACTTCCTGTAGGACCCATCTCACCCTGCGGTCCTTCTGGACCATCATAACCATCAAGACCTTGTGGTCCCTGTGGACCTGTTGGACCCATATCACCATATGGACCTTCAGGTCCTTGAGGTCCCATAGGTCCTTGAGGACCCATTTCACCGTCTATGCCGTCCGCACCTGGAGGACCATCGGCACCTGTAGGACCTGTTAGGCCGCCAGATACAGATCCGCCAGATGGACTGCAACTCACGGATCGTAATCGTAATAGATCACTTGAGTTCATCTAATTTAGTAATAATATATAGATATCCTTATATTTACATATAATTAACTTATAATAGTTGGTACGCATTTATGACCGGAAGTACTAATTACACTGACAAGATCCTAATGTAGTATTACACTGATTGCATTTACTTGCAAAATTTGTACCTTGATAGAATTCAATAAATGGTTGAACCACAGGAGTCGGGCCTGTTAAAATAGTGGTAGATGTTACACTAAAACTACTTGGTATAGGTATAGATGGTGATATAATAGTTGAATACATTGTACTATATGCATATACTGTCGTATTGTTCAAATTCTTCCATTGCATGTAAGAGACTGATTTAGCACCGCATGCATATTGCCCATTATTTACATTATTTGCTAGTTCATAGCTTATAAATGTAGGGTTACACACATAATTGTATGCCGTATTGACAGTAGATGTATAGGAATTTTGATAAGTTGGATATATAAGACTACTTACTGTGTTAATCGTACTAAATACAGTAGATTGAAATACAGTCGGATTATAAAGAGATTTATATAAAACCTTATTTTGTTTTGCCTTTACAATATCACTGGCATTCATTCTATTCTCATTAAACAATTCATTCATACAAGTTTAGATGCATAGAAAATATACATTTAAATAATAGAGAATGGATTCCACTGTAGAAATTCCGTATCAATTTATCATTAAAATTGTATTTATTGCCATCCTTGTTGGCATTCTTGTAAAGTTTATGTACTTTACTCCAAAATACAAACGTGTAGATGAAGGATTTTTTGGTGGAGTTGCCCGTGGATCAGGACACCCTGATTGCCTCCGGACCCTTCCAGAAGGATCGCAATTATTGGATGCATTATCCGCTCGTGTACAGGCAAATTCTTCCATCACCGAAGGCGCACCAGATTACAAGGAAATGGAACTAATTCTTAGCAAATTGGGCTGTTTGAAGAAGGATTTACTATCACCTAGTGGAATCGTAGAAGCCACTCGTTATCAGACCTTTGATACGGCACATGATCGCATCAATGTAGCGGAGTTATGCGGAATGTGCCTCAATCAAACCATTGCACCCCGTGACTTAGACATTAGTTTTGCCACCTGGCGAGATCGTGGAAGAGTACTGTTGCGTCGCTTATGCACAGAAGCACAATTAAGCGAAGCAGAAGTGGTTAAAGTGGAGAAATTATTTGCAACATGCTGGGAAGATGTGTATGATATTTCTAAGAGCCGCTGTTTGAAGACGGACTTTAGCATGCAAAATGGAGGCAGCACAAGTGGAGGTGATGTTGGTGCTTATGAACCTGAGAATTTGAAAGATCGCCGCACCTATGACTATAAGTATGGCGGTGTTTCCGCTTCTGGATGGAATGGAGCTGTTTAGAGAGTAACACGATTAGCAAAACGAGCATGATTTCTTTCTCTGGCATCCACATTGCGACTTTGGTGCTCCGCACCGATCACATCCGTGATGGGCGGTATGTGGACAACTTCCAGCGGGTGCTCCGCAACTACCGCATGCTGCATCATGCATCCAGGCAGGTGCTGTTGGAGAGCGATAATAGAATAAGAGACCGACTACAATAATAAATATAAGGATAGCGATAAACAATAATGTCATTCTATTTATTATGGATTTTTTAGTGGAAGTGGAGACGCCAGCGTATGCTCCGCTAACACACCCCTCATTTCTTCATATTCCAAGATACTAAAAATGATAATAATATTATTTTTAGTATTTATAACTGATTATAATCTGTGAGGGGTGTGTTAGCGGAGCATACGCTTGCGTCTCCACTTAGCGGATCAAAGACACAAAGATCATCAACCCAATAATTTGCCAGGCCGATCGGACCGGACGAGCAAACGTAAATAGTTCCGCCACCGTGCTATTCCACAAATATTTGCCCACCATCGCAATAATGACAATTGCCAAAACAAGCGATAATAACGAGGCAATTACATCCTTATACATCTCACGACGTCCATTGCCAGAACCGGACAGATCAGACATTCCTTCCACTACCGCACGACACGCAGTATACATGATTTCTACATCTTACGCAGTTTTTTCATAACGAATAGATTCCTTAATCACCACTTCACGATGATCTTTGATATATGTCATCAGCTCCTTTGCCTGGTCTTCCGATTGCAGAAAATCTGTAATCAACTTGCTCATACTCTTTTGACTCAATCCTGCCTGATGTGTTTGCTTCTTAAGTAAAACACGACCACCCGAATTCTTCAAACCCAATGCACCAATATTATGACTCTTCATCACATTTACAATGATTTCTTCCAAGGCTTTCATTTTTGTAGTTGCTTCACGAACTTGTTGCTTTCGTGAATCATTCTCTTCTTTGAGACGCCGCCATTCAATAATAGAATGTGTTAGGGTTGTTAGTTCATTTTCCTCTGGTGTAGTAAGGATCATATTTCCATCATCTGACATGGTATGTTTATTATATATAATGAATGCAGCGTTTAAATCGTGCTTGTAAAAAATTGATTTAACGGATTTTTGTATAGAATACACAAGATATGATGTCAGAACTAAATGCACTCAAAGATGTTCTCATGCATAAAACAGCACAAAAAGGTCTTATCGCTCTTTATGCAAATAGCCAAAAAGAATGCACACGTAACGGGACTTGTGGTATGGAAATTGGCATGGCTCGTGAAAAAGACATGTGTGCTGTCCTGAAACTCCATCTTGGCGATGCCATTTCTTTGGACATAGATAATACACTTCCTGAAGATTTCCTTCTTCACGAGCAAAAAGTATCCATCAAACATAGCCAAGCCAAAATCGGATCACCTGTTAAGGCTAAGTGGACATCTGCGGATAAATCCGTCCAAGAAGCGATCACCTTTATGATTGATGCAGCAGATGATTATTATCCTCATCTCTTATTGGTCTATATGGACATTAAATCTAAAAAAATAACCATATGTTGTATTTCATCTGAACACAATCGTACTACCATCAAGGGCTTAGGAAAGAGCGCATTTAAGGTTCCCACAGGAAACTCAAGAGGCATTGAATACTCCACTGCAGCCATGAAGGAGCTCATGCGACAGTGTTACTTTGTGGTGGAGATCACAGATGCAGATCTGACAGGCGGTATGGATCCAATTGAGCGCCGCATGAAAGAGCTTTCACTAATTGATTTATAAGCATTATTGGTTTTATTTTTACATGATGTTTTTATCAAGAATAAGTAGATTAATATGCCCGCCAATATGAAAGGCAATCTTAAAGCGGCTGCGCTTGCAACAGGTCAAGCTGCTACGGGTGCCTTACGTATCGGTACACAAACAGTACAACAAGGTGTAGAAGTGGCTGGGCAAACGGCGAATGCCGCCATGACTGCTGCTAAATCGGCCGCAAAGATTGCAAAACAAACAGCTGAAACTGCTGGAGAAATTGGAGTATCTGCAGTAAATGCATCTGGAAAGATTGGTGTAAAAGCGCTTGAAACAACTGCGAAAACTGCCGTTAAGGCATTGGATGCAACTGGAAAGATTGGTGTAAAAACACTTGAAACAACTGCTACTGCTGCAGTAAATGCATTAGAAACAACCAGTATAATATCAAAAAAAGGGTTTGAAGTTACAGCAGAATCAGGTAGTAAACTGATAGGTGAAGCAGGTAAAGTCGCAGATGCAGCTACAGCGATTTCAGGTGATGCCGTTGTAGCAGTAATAGATACATTTGGTTTAGGGGTAGGTAGAGCAAAACTCTCTCTATTAGAATCTAAACTACAACAAAATGCCAAACAAAAAGTACTGACAGAAGATACAGTCGGCCAGTATATAGATCAATTAGGAATTCATTATAATGAAACTGTAAATAAATTACTTAAACAGCTTACACTCCAAATTGAGGGACAGGGACTTGCATTTGAGACACTTATTGCAATGTATAAACAACTAAATTGTAAAAAAAGGTGGTATTGGGGTTATAATTGTAATGATAAATCGGATGCTAAAATTAAACAATTTACGTCGCAATTTCTACGTTGTCATGCCAGTTACAAAATAGTAATTACCAAAATAGAAAACACACAAACTAATTTTAATGTAGCTATTGGGCAATTTAAAAGTACTACAGTGAATACAATATCCACAAAAGGACGTGATATTGAATCTCAAAATTTTTCATATTTTAAAAACTTAATAGACCAGATGCAATCTGAATTTGATGGATTATTTGAAAAAATGAACTTAGCAATAAAAGAGGAAGTAGATATTGTTGTAGAAGAGACCGCAAAAATGAAAAATACTGAGCCAATTACTACACCTTCTATAAACACAAGTAGTGGTGGTCGACAACGAACTCGCTTACGAAAACATACACGTCGCCATATGAAGCGCACCATAAAAAAATATAACAGACGGTCTTAATTAATTTCCACTTAGGGTAAGAATTTGTTGTACCTTTCTTCCAATCAAATATCCTAACAATGGTGGAACTGCATTCCCAATCGGTTTGTACGCTTTGCTGGTTTTTTTCTGAGCAGTCAAGATGCAATCAGGCGGAAATGTTTGAATCAGTGCGGCTTCCCTTAGTGTCAGACGACGCTCTTTCAAATCGTGCTCACTCTTACCATCTGTCCTTCTACGAAACTCAATGTTACCATGATGTTCCGCTCTCATCGTCGGTCCAAACCCATCCAAGTCCACTTCCTTTTGTCCCTGACCTTTTTCCAGTCTAGCCGCTTTGGAATATACCTGTTGAGCTGGATCAGTTGTGGTATCAGGTTCTTCTAAATGTTGGAAATAGGGACGTAGTGTACATTCCCGTTTATTTTCTGTAATTTCATTCCACATGTCTGGTAATAAAGGGCGTTTGTCCAAACGAATCCCCATAATAATTACTCGCCAGCGAGTCTGCGGAATGCCATATTCTTCACACTTCATTAATTGATACTTCACTTCGTATCCTACTTCTGCAAAGTCCTTCATGATTTGCTCAATCGGATTGCCTGGCATGGTTAGAAGTCCATTGACATTCTCTGCTACAAATAAGATTGGCTGAACTCGTTTTACGACTTCCACGTAGGATTGATAAAGGTTTCCACGGTCTGAATCAAGACCTTTTCTTTTCCCTGCATGGCTAAAATCCTGACACGGAAATCCACCTGTAATCACATCCGCTTTTGGGAAATCATACTTTTCTTCCAATAGCTCACGAATGTCTTTCAGTTGATAGTTATAATCCCAATGATTCCATTCCGCAATCTGTTTGGCTTCTGGTAGGATATCATTCTGAAACACTGTTTCAAATGGTAAGCGCTTTAGGGACACAAAGTTCGCAACGGTATGCGGTGTATCTATCCATTCAGGATCTACACTATCATTGTGTACTACGACTTGCTCTGAAAAGCCTACGTCCATTCCCCCCATTCCAGAAAAGAGTGAAAGGACTTTATAGACGGACATGTGTGATCTTTTTAATGTCAACGATTCTATCAATTTTGTTTATAAATTTGATAGAATTATTTGTGGATTGGAAAGGTATCATGAGTACAATAGAAGCTATTGCAGAAAATATTTTATATGACTTGTGGTTTTCTGTGGCAGAAACTATTTTCGAGCGAGTCTGTGAAGTTACCCAGCTAGATGAAGATCAGCGAGAAGCATTGCGAATGGTAGCACTTCGCCCAAATGATTTCCATATTCAAATTATATCATAAATGTTAATCATACATTTTAACCAATAAATAATTTGATCCTTTCACGGATCTGCCCACGACAAATATAACATGTTGTGTTTTGTTTTTTTGAACACGTGCTACAAAATGTATGTCCGCACGGAACCATTGCATTTGATATTGGTTCGGTTAAACAAATAGAACATTGTGGTTCTGTAAAATCTTTTCTTACCATATTTTGCGCAGAAATAATTTGTCTGCAAATATTCCATTTCTTATACTGTTCTATCAACTCTTTATAGGCATCTTCAAAATGAGAAGACTTATAAATTGTATTGGCATACTTGGTAAACGAATCAATTAATTCAGGTAATGCATCATTCATTGCTAAACCTGTAATAGTGGGAATCCGACTATGCAATTTATCCAATAAATCCATTTTTTTATAAAGAAGGATTTCTAGACGCAGTACTTCTTCACCAATTTGCTTATATTGGTTAAATACCCATTGTAATTGCTTCATAAAATCATCAAGTGCATTATCTCCTTTTATTTTATTTAAATTTTCGTTAAACTCGGCCACGGTTTGATCCATTGATACATCCAAATTTAAATCTTTTAGCATTACAAGCCGATCATTACCCTTAAATGTAGGATTATCGTAACCATATTTACGAAAAATAGTTTCTGCAATACCAAATACACTTGATTGCTCTGAATCACCCATAAACATAAATAATTCATTATTGTGTTTTGCAACGAGTTCTTTCAATTTTTTCTTGGATGCAAGTACCAAACTCTGTGTCAGATTTTCTGATGATAATTTGATTTCCATACAGTGCTTAGATAAAATATGTGTAACGGTTGCATTATATTTTCCTGAGGCTGCCGAATCTGAAAGAGATGTGTCTGAAAATTCAGGAAGTGTCTCATCTATTTCATTTTCCCATTCAATGGGGGCATATCTCATATTTGCCATCCCTTCTAGTTATTCTTTAAAGATTTCTTGTTTTATTTAAACACAACTTTTGTCCGGATACAACTAATACAAATCATATCCATTACGATCTTGATCTTCCATATATCTTTCATACTGTGCGGCACTCATCACGCCCCCTGGAAATGCAATAACAGTCCGATGAAGCCCCTTGATTGGTATTCCTTGTAATTCAGTAACGGTTGCATCCCTTTCATAATTTCCGCCTCTACGTGTCTGTTTACGAAATGATTTGCGAATTTGTTTACGAGTTTTTATTCGTCTTCTTCGGTTTCGTCGTGTTTTTCGTTGCATCCTACTAAAAATAGGATTTATTTTACATAGACCACACGTTTATTTTGTAGTTTAGCATACTCCTCCAATAGATGTCGTTTTGTAATTTTTTTTACTAATTTAATGGATCGGGCGGATAAATATGCCGCAATCACTTTGTTATCGTCTTTTATTTCTAGTATTCCTTGCGGTTCCTCTCTTTTATGTGTTGTTATCGGTGTTAAGGTGGTAACATTGTATTCTTTGAGTATACTCGGAGGAATCAATTGTTCCAGAAAGGCTGGCTCGGAAAACAACGGTGATGTCTTGTCAGGGCATTCTGCGGTGCGATGTCCATACTGAGCACACGTAGAACAATAACGGCTATTACGGAGAGGACATGCTGACTCCGTGTGTTCTATGCTGAAATCCAGCAGGGTTTGTTTGCAGATGCTACACATCTAATTGCTTTTATTATGTAGTGTTTATTTGTGTATTACATGGATTTCAATTTTATTTATGAATAATAGAATGTCAGCCGATCATATTCATTTCTTCTTGCACTTACGAGACCAAATTAAATTGTATCACTGGCAGACTAAAGTGTACGCCAGACACATTGCTACCGATAAAATGCTAGAACAAATGGAAAAAAGCATTGATTCCTTTGTGGAAATCTATATTGGAAAATACGGACGTCCAAAAATTGCGGGAAAGAATGCCGTGATTACCTTGCATAATTTGACGGAGGCTGGGGCGACTCGTTTGGTGAATGCTGCCATAAAATATTTGCAGGGACCGTTGACCAAATCATTACAAGCTGGATCCGATTCGGACTTGATCAATCTTCGGGACGAGCTGATTGGAGAATTGAATCAGCTACTTTATTTATTTACACTGCATTGAAATTATTTTGAAATATTTTATTTGCGTTGTTTGCGTTGTTCACGATGTATGCGAGTTTTACGTTGTTTACGTTGTTTATGTTTACGAGTCTTGCGTTTACCACCCTGTGCATTATTACTAATTGCATTTCGTTGCTGTTCAATTGTACCACTATGCCCTGTTAAATAGGATCCAATTAATGCTCTAATATTACTAGGAACTGGATGACTATTTTTATTTACTGTATTTAAACGCTGATGTTTAATAAAAGAAATTACCTCTTTAAATATCTCTATAATTCGATCACATGTATCGGAATCAGCAATATTAAATGAAGCACGAATACCATTTGCATCTATTTCTAGCGTATTAAATTGTGGTTGTACTGTAACTGTTACATTTGTATCTGGAATATGAAATGTATGTTCTATAAATATTCTTCCAGCTCTATCTGTAGCTTCATCTTTTTCATGTATTATATCAGACAGTTTAT